AAATCCTTCACCCTTTGTGAAGTTTAACATTGCTTTTACCTTTGGATGTTCATATAATCCATTCATTTCTGCAGAAGTTAAATCTCCATGCAATAAATAAACAGGTACATTTTTATAATCTTTACCTAATACTTCTCTAATTTGTTTAATACAACTTTCCCTATCCATTACACTAAATCCAGCTGATGATGTTTTTAGAACTAATGCTGGCTTTTTCTTTTCATTTTTGAATGCCATTGCAAATGATTTAATCATCATTCCCACATTCTTTCTATCTTCACCTAAATTACCTCTTAACCAATGCCCTACAAATAAAAATGCGAAATCTTCTTTAATTGCATCCAATTCATTTATCGGTATAATCTTATTTGTTCCAAAATCATTTTCATCAAATCCTTCAAAAAGAATTTCAACTGGTTTTTGAATTTTGTGTTGTGTAATTAGTTGACCAGTTTGGCTATCTGCTTCGTTATATATTGTATCAACTAAACTTCTTTTAGAATGTTCAGATGGTACTATAATCAAATCCATTCTATTACAGCCATGTACCCAATCTATTGCACAATGTGTTGTTTCAATAGCCGCAGTAATTCCAATGTTATAATGTCCTACTGGTTGAAATTCATTTGGAACTGTAACCTGTATATAAATATCTGGCTTTTCTGTGATTTTTTGAACCATATTATCTACAATCCATTTGTGAAATAGATTATCATAACTAAGTGCATCCATTGGAGTTTGTCCCCAACGAGTACTGATGATTTTGATTTCAAATTTATCTAATTTATAAAGAGAATTTAATAAATCTCTCGCGTGATCTCCGTAACCGCTCCTAGTCGAAACTGGTGCTTGAAAAATTAATGTTGGTTTCATATACTATATAACTGATATTTTTTACGTGGTTTCCAATTTTTAAATACTCCTTCTATGCCATCTGATAATGCATCACACATTGCTTCTCTACTTAATAAGCCATCTCCTTTCATCCATTTAATACCCTTCAATGCTGCTGCTTTTCTATCTTCTTTTGGTGTTTTATACCAATCCATAATTAATGGAGTAATATCTTCAAAATCAACTCTATCATCAAAGATATATGGAGTAGGAACTGAACCTGTTGATGAACGAACTGGCCAAATTGGTTTAACCCAATCTCCCCAAACTACACCTGCTTTTTTATTTCTATCATGTAAAGAACCAATTTCAACATAATCTTCTGCGGTCAATAATTTACCTGTACCTTTATCTCTAAATCCACATTGGTCTTGTAATCCACCTGTAATATTTACAATGATTGGAGTTCCAGCCATTAAACTTTCTGCAGTTGCTAATCCAAATCCTTCATTAGATGCTACGTTAATTGTTACATCTGCTATATTATATAGATAATTAAGTTCAACTTCACTATAGCGATTTGGTGCAAATATCACATTTGTTTCAGGTGAACAACATTCTGCTATTGTTCTTGGTAAATCTGTTCCATGTTCTTGTACAGGTTCTGTATGCATTAATAAACATACTTTATCTCTTTTATCCGTAGGTAATGCTTCTACAAATTTATCAAATGCTAATATGACATCTATCGGTTGTTTTCTTCTAATATTTCTATTTGACCAATAAAGAACAAATTCATATTCTTTATCACCAAATATACTTTGTTTAAATTCTTTTGGAACATCAACTGGCTTATACAATTCAGAATTAATACCATGTGGTACATAACTTACTTGCCAATCCGCAGGTTTAGTCCAATGTTTTTCTCTATCCCATCCCCAAACTCTACGGGTAATACCATATGTTTGTTTTGAAATACATCCAATCCAATCACAACTTTCGTAATAATCTCTATTATATTTTGGATCCGGCAAATCATCCCAAATATGATAAAACATTAATGGAACGGATTGACGAATCTCATGCTCAATCTCATACAACCAAATCCAATATCTTGGGTCTGTAAAATGTAGGATAGCATCTGGCTTCTCAATCATTAATAGCTGTCTAATTGTATCTGGGTTACCATATCCATCAAATGGATATATTTTAACACTTGCATCTTTTACGCCTGTTTGTTCTCTAACACTCTCGTTTAAATCAAATACCTTGCCTGCATCTGGATGGCTAATTGCTGCTCCTAATTGTACCCAATCGTACTTATCTACAGTTCCTAATACTAATTGCTTTGATACATTAGCGATACCACTCGCCATTCTTAAATCATCTGAAAGTAACAGAATTTTCTTTTTTGCCATAACTTTTTAAATATATATTTTGTTTTTAATTTTTAAGACCTCTATCACATAATCCTCTATGAAAAAATTCACACCATTCGCATAGTTTAGTTGCTTTTTTGGGATAATCTATATTGAGCCTATACTTACCATCTTCATCAAAGACAGTGTCTACAAACTCCTTAAATCCATTCCAGGCCTTAGTGATTGATGGTTTTCCATTTGCAGGTATGTGTTTACTCATCCTATGCGTTGGAATATCTTCTCTAACCTCAACCTTTCTTTTTAATATGATAAACTCAACATCTATCATATCTTCTGATATATTCAGAAGTTCTGCGTAAAACTTTTTATATAAAAGGATTTGTGCATTTTTAACTGCATCTGATTTTTGATACTTACTCCAACCCTTTGTTGAAGTTTTAAAATCTATGATACGATATTTGTTATTGAATTTACTTCTTGTAATCAAATCTATAAATCCCATAAAGTTTACATTGTTTGCAATCTTTGTATTTATGGGTTGTTCAATTGCTATGAGTTCATCATCTTTTAATGAAAAGAATTTATTAAAGTTTTTTGATTTTTGAAACCAATCTAATAAAACATTTCCATCTTCTAAGAATTCAACCATTTCATCTTTAGTACAAATTGGCGAATTAATTTCACCACCTGCTTCTTTAAGATATGTTTCTCTCATTCTTTCTTTGAGATATTCTTTCAAATCAATTATCTTATCAGCTTGTGATTTTGATATTCTCAAACATTTTTCTAAATAGTTTTGAATTGTTTCATGCATTGCGGTGCCAAATACACTATGTATATTTGAAGAGGATTCTGATAATCCCTCTATGTAACTTAATTTGTATTGTTGTGGACAACTATGCCACATACTGTATTGTGAAAATGATACTCTTGCCATAGATGTAATATAACTAAATAATTTGAATTTACCAAATTATATCTTAAGTTTTAATTTTGTTATATCTTTTTTTACAGTACCATATTTTTCAGCTATGAATTTTATAGCTTCTCTACCCTCACGATTTGAGTATAGTATTTCCAAGTAATCTATTGCTTGTGTTTCCGAACAATCGTATTCTTTTTTAATTAATTCGATTATAAATTCTTCGTATTTTTCATCAGCTTTACCTTTTATATACTTTAAATAATGCTTTCCTTTTGGAATAACACTAATATACAACTTATACATTTCCTTTGGTTGCAGAGTTTGCGTCAAAGGAAGTAAAGTTGCAATTAGCTCTACCCACTCAGGTTTCATAGAAAGAAAACGATTAATCATAAAATTACTCCATGATTTTAAATCTTCCTCTGTTAATTTATCGAAGTATTTTGGATCCTGTTCATCCGTGATTGCTTTGATATGATCAAATAACTTCTTAGCTGCCATTATTCAATAATTTTTTGTTCTCTTAATTCTTCTGGTAATAGTTCTTGTAATGATTTACCACATCCCGTACATAAATACAATTCGATTGGTAATACCGTATCTCTATCTGCACCGGTTAATAAGCGTGATATTTTTTTAAATCGGTATGCTGGCATAAATTGCTTGCTACCACATTCGCAAGTCATATCTCTTGCATCATTTAAATTGAAGTTTGGTGGTAACCCACCTTGTGATTGTTGTTCCATTATTTTATAATATTTAAAATTTGAATAATTGTGCTCATAAACACGATTTCTTTATCTACGACTAATGCGTCTTTGGATAATCCATCTGCAATAGTAAGTATAACGTTTGCGGTATTTCCACTTGCATACTCATCTACTTTATCATATAGCATCGTATACATTTCTGAATAATCATTTAGTTTATTATCTGCCACTGCCTGCCTAATATTCATAAACATATTACGTTTATCATCATTTGCTTTCAGTAAATCTATAAGCTTTGTTGCAAAGTTTGCTTCAACCATTACTCTATGGTCTACTTTCAATTCACCCTTTGCAGATTGTAATTGGCAAGTATTAAGTATTCTTCTAATATCTGGGTAATATGAATTAATCACATCAGCCATATTCTTTGGTTCATACTTAATCTTTTCCGCATCTAATATCTTTGCTACCTGAACTGCTACATCCTTTTTAGTTGGAGGTGTAATTGCGAAAGATTGACATCTACTTTGGATAGGGTCAATAATTTTCTCAATGTAATTACAGGTTAAGATAAACCTGCAATGCTTACTGAATGTTTCCATTAAGTTACGAAGGATCGCTTGTGCTCCCGGTGTCATATAATCAAACTCATCTAAAATGATTACTTTGAAACCTGCAAAACCTACCGATGATGCGAAGTTCTTAACTTTTGTTCTAACAGTATCCACATTGTTCTCATCCGATGCGTTGATAATCATAAAGTCACATTTGATTGTGTTTACGATTAACTTTGCAAGTGTGGTCTTACCAGTACCTGCTTTTCCATAAAACAATAAATGTGGTATATCGTTTGCATCTAAATACTGCTGTATTGTTTCTTTTATAGTTTCGTTACCTACATATTCTGAAAGTTCTGATGGCCTATATTTTTCCACCCAAAGGGAATGTTCTTTTTTATTATTTTCGTTTGCGAAGAAACTCATATTAATTATTTTACTATTGCGTTTATATCATCTGTTGTAATGGATGGTGCATAAATATATAATTCCTTTCCATAATTTTCTTTTAAAAATTCTTCTAAATTTAAATTTGTATTTTGAACCATATACTCACGTCCATCCAATTCTAATGATGTTGTATTTATTATTTTATAATGTTGATTTGCCATAGGTTTTATTTTATAATCCCGTTGAACCAAATCCTCCAGTTCCTCTATAACTATCTGATAACTCATCAGCTTCTTCAAACGTAATATGCGGATATGGTAATATCATAATTTGTGCAATCCTATCACCTACTTCGTAGTTTTTAGCATATGGTGCCATTTTCTTATTAAAGATTGCCATCAATTCGCCTCTATAACCACTATCAATTACACCAACTGCATTACTTAAAGATAATCCAGCTTTTATAATTGAAGAACGAGGGAATATCAATCCCACATATCCTTCAGGTATTTCAACTGCTAAACCTGTTCCGTATTTAACTTGTAAAGGATTGACTTCCTCTTTACTTATTGCTACCAAATCCATACCAGCATCACCTTCTTTTGCGTATTTAGGAATTACTGCGTTAGGATTTAACTTCTTTATTCTTATTCTCATCTTGTTCTAATCTTAATAATTTTGTTTCATTTGTAATTGGTCTTGCGAAGATTTTAAATTGCATTCCGTTTTGTGTAAAATTCATAGATTGTTCTTCGATTGGATTTAATTGTAATGTAAGAGGCGTTGGTGCTACACCTTGCTCTTGCCAACCAAATACAACAGGTTCATTGTTGAAAAACTGAAAACACCATTCTGCATCTTCTATAATTTTTTCTACATTTTCTTTGCCCACTTCTATAACTTCTTCTGGAAATAATTCTAATTGGTCTGCCATTTTTATTAATTTGAAATTTCTACTAAATAATATTTACATACAAAATCATCAATTTGAAATTCAACATTTGATAAACCATCTGTTGAAACTTTTAATTTTGCATTTGTTGCTTCTTTGTTTGCGGTTAAGATTTCTTTCAAATACTTTGCTGAGAAAGAAATTGGTTTTACTGTTTCTGCATAATCTTTTTGTGCAGTAAATGTAACTCGGTTTGTAGAGATAGAAGAATAACCAATTGCCATCTTCAAATCACCACCTTCGGTAAAGATTGTGAAAGTATCTACATCACTCAATGCACCTTTTGCTTTGATAAATTTGTCAATCATATTGGATGCCATATCAATTGAAATACCAAAATCAGGTAATGTTTTCAAATCTGGTACAGGTGGAATAACTCCTAAATCTGCTAATTGATAAGATGTTTCGGTTTCGTCAGACGATAACTTTAATGATACCGATTTATCACCTGCTTTATCAACTTTTAAT